TTCAATGGTGTCTTCACTCTGCATGATAGAGCCAGCAGCGACGGCGTACTTCTTCTCGATGAACTCGTTGAACTTCGGGCAAGTCAAGACTGGATGCCAGAAGCTGAAGTCGTAGGTATCAGCCATACGATAGTTATTGTCAAGGATCTCGCCGGTTATCATGTCGACCTTCTGGAACCAGCCAACCTTTGGCTTGATTACGTGGCCAGACTCAAGAGCCATGTCCATCAGACCAGACCACTTGCTGATGCCCTTGTCCCAAGATACCTCGATAGGAATCTTGCTCTTCTCCTTGACAAAGCGAGACTTCTCGACATTGATGATGAAGTTATAGCCAGTCACATCCTTGCCGTCCTTCTCTTGCTGACGACCAATGATAAAGATGTTGTCGGCTGAGTAATAGATACCAGTACCACCAGACACAACCGCCTTCGAATACATTTCCTGAGTTTGATAGGTATGGTTAACCACGACCAAAGGAATGTCCTTCAGGTTCAGGTGAGGAGTAACCATGCGGAATAGAGACTTGAGCTGCCTTGCACGAGTCATGTCTGCTGCCGAGTTTTGCTTCAGAGCATCCTCGACTTCCTTCTTCGAAGCAAGGTTACCAACCGAGTCAATCACAATGATGATATGATCACTGCGCTTGATCTCCTCAAGCTGTTTCATGATGTCAAACTTCAGCTGTTCTACGTCAGCGATCGGTGTATGAAGGACGCGAGATGTATCGATGCCGAACGAGTTGAAATATGATTGCGGCGTACCGAACTCAGAATCATAAAAGAGCATGCATGCATCAGCATACTTGTCCATATATGCCTTGGCCATCAAGAGACTGAACGAGGTTTTAAAGTGCTTCGACGGACCGGCCCAAATTGTCAAACCAGGAGCAAACCCGCCGTTGATCTTGCCGCTCAGTGCAATGTTGATTGCAGGAACTGTGGTTGCAATCATATCCTTTGCATTGAAGAACTTAGAATCCGCTAGGATATCTGAGTCTTTAATTGTAGTATTCTTACGAAGTTTATTTAGCAAATCCGACATATGTCCTCCTTGTATTCTGAGAGTATATCACAAAATATTAATATTGTACATCAAGAATTTAGAACCTTGAGCAATTTTTTCTTGAACTCTTCAATCTTTGCTGTTCTGTTTGGCCAATGGATGTAGGCATTCTTGTCTGCATCCTTGACTAGGTTATTTAAAAGAGGAAGGACCATCTTGTAGATCATCTCAGCCTTTTGCTGACCTTCTTGTGTAGCTGCTTCTGCTTGGGCGAATACGTCTTCGCTTACTGTTGTGAAGCCGAAGTCAAAGTCGTCTAGTTCCATTGTCATGCGAAGAAATCCTCCAGGGTTGCACGCTTCTTGACGTGCCATCCGATTGTGTTGATAATAGACTCGATGGGTTTGATATATGCCTTATCAAACTGAAGTTCGCGGTCAATGAACAAGCCGAGGCCAAACTCCTTCGGGAGTGTAGATGGACAAGAGATAACATGCTCCCTTGTCGGATTCGGCTTCTTAAGATAAGCAAACTTGATCTTCTCGCCTGAACCGATGCTCTCATATTTATTCTGGAGCTTGAGATCCTTGATGATTTTGTTGTAGACCACAGCACCACGAACATGGATCGGACATCCAGACTGGAACTGGCCGGCAACGAAGTACTTCTCCATGTCCTTGACCGATGATGTGAACGCAATCTCTTCAAAAGGAAGCGTGTTGAACTTCGCACGGAAGTCAGCAACATACTTGTGCAGAGATGCTTCGTCCTTGTTCATGATGATCTCTAGAGACTTCTTAATGCCGTCGCGACAAGCCGGAGGAGTCGACGAGCGAACAGCTTCAATGCCCATCATCTTCAGCTTCGGCTTGTTGTACTGTACACCTTCTGAGTTCCAGACGTTAAGGATGTACATCTTCTTCGCCTTCCAGATGCCCTTGTTCGCAATGTTCTCACGCTTCATCTGCATCTTCTGAGCATAGGCATGCATGTTGTCTGCCAACTCCTGATATGCACGGTCGATGAACGGTTCGATCTTCTTCTTGCAAGCATCATCAATGAACTTCACAATTGTCAGATCGTCGGCACCGTTCGGATATACCATGTGCACAAGATACTCAAGTGTGATGTAGATCGAGTCTGTGTCCGATGCGATCACATAGTCCATGTTCTCAGTCTGAAAGAGCTTATTAAGATACTCGTTCATCTTCTTTTCAATCCAACGGATCGAGAGCTGACCAGACATAGTGATGGCCTCGGCATGATTAATGTCGAACCAGCGGAAGTATTGGTTGCCGAGAGCACCATAAGCTGAGTTAAGCTGGATCTTTTTGGCCATTTGCATATTATCGAGGCGTGCAATTTCCTTGAGAAGTTTCTCATCCTTAGTCTTCTCGTATTCCTTCTTAACCTCGAGCATCTGCTTCTTGTACATCGTGCGGTCGTTGTACATGCGATCCATTAGACTTGGAAGAAACCCTCGTTTCTCTTTTGAATATATACAAAGATTGGCGGCGAGAGCACAGTTCGTCTTATTAAGATATTCACTGAACTTCTCTGCGCCGCCAACAAGTAGGTCGTCGATCGACACCTTATCATTCAAGCGAGTCACAAAAGTCTCGGGGGAGATGTTGTACTGCATGATAAGGTGAGGGTAAAGGGAGTTAAGATCGAACGACACAACCCACTTACTCAGACCGGTCTTCGGCTCCTTGACGTAGCCGCCAACAAGAGTACCACCACGCGTCTTACTGAACGGATTAACAACGATGTTGCGATCCATCAGATAGTTATGCGTAATGATGTCCCACTGCTTCACTGATGCAAGGCAGTCGTTGTAATTGACCTTCGCATCGTATGCCATGGCATAGACGAGTTCGACCAGTTTCAGCTTGTCCTCGAGCTTTTCCACAAGCTCAACGTCATGGATGTTGTACTCCATGTATAGCTGGAAGTTCTTCTTGCGAAGATCATCGAGGTTATCGTATTCAGAGTAGTCAAGCTTCTTCTCACCTAGTTCTACTTCAGCAATATGATCGAGCTTATATGACTCGCGTGTGACATACGTGAACTTCTTGTAGAGGTTCATGTAGTCAAGAACAGCAATACCTACTGGTGTATAGGCCAGCTGATTTCGTCCTCGGACGGGTACCTGGTATTCTTTGAGGATTCCCCAAGGAGAAAGCTTGAGAGCTGAATCTTCGCCGAGTACTCTTCTGATACGATTGACGAGATAAGGGATGTCGAAGAACTCGATGTTCCAGCCTGTGACAACGTCAGGTGAATATTCTGGTCCGTTCCAAATCCCGAGGAACGATTCCAGAAGGGCTGCTTCATCCCTGCACTTGTAATATTTGACATTCGATCGATGCTCCTTATAGTCGCCGCAGCCAAAAGAAACCTTGTTACCATTGCGGCCTATGGTAATTGCGGTGATCTCATTTTGCGCCAAGTCAATATCAGGAAAGCCACCATCAATAGCAGTTTCGATGTCGATAGAACAAACAGAGATTTGGGCCGGATCATATTTGATCTGTCCCTTATAGTTGTCATAGATGTACATATACGTAAAGTCTGACATACCATAGATGTCCATACCGCTTACGTTCTCGTATTGGTTGAGGAACTCGCGTGCCTCATACATAGAATCGAAGTCTACTCGTCCGACATACTCACCCTTCAGATTTGTGTACTCGGTGGACTTATTCGAAGGAACAAATAGGTACGGCTTATATTTGGTGGAGAACTTATACGGCTTGCCGTCTTTAATTCCACGAACTAAAATATTACCTTTATGCCGTGTTACGTTGGTGTAAAAATTCATGATTACTCCCTTTGGCCAACTTCAAGTATAACACGCACCAGAAAATATGTACATATAAAACCTCTTGAATAAGAAGTTTATTGTCGGTCATATTCATGTGTGTTCAAAGTATCTACTTTGCTAGAAAATTATCTATAACCAACTTACGAGTTTCTTTATCGAAGCGCATTCTAGATTTTGGTTTCATTCCATGGTTAGCTGCAATCAATAATACAATAGCAAGCGGATCGAAAACAAATACAATGATAATGATAACAAAACGAACAGCAGAGTCAAAATGTCTTTCAGCGTCTTCACCATATACTAGCTCAGCTACGTATTTGAGTGGACCTATTTCTGCCTCTGTTTGGGTCTGCTGAGTTCTTAGAGGTAAGATCTTTGCGTTCAGTGCTTGAATATCTCTAGATGCACTAGTAATTTCATTAGTAAGATCACCGCGCTGAGATTTCTGCCTTTGAACAACTAAGCTGGCTTTGTCGACATCCATTTCACCCACGATGCGGTCGAGAGAGTCCAAAGATGTTTGAGCATTACTAAGCCTTTGTTCAGCCAATCGAAGCTGAATTTCAAGAGGTTCGATCTGTAACTGTGACAGCCGCACTTGGTCTGTTGTTTCGAGGTGAGCTCTGCTCAGGTATCCGAACGTTCCAAGTGATGTAATAAACATCAGTATACACACGGATACTCCCAGATAATATTTAATAACGTTGGGTGCACTGCTCCAGTTTCTGGAAAGCCACCCTACAGTGACAACTTTACCTACTTCTAATGCTGTTGCCATCAACACAACAGACCAATAAGCACCAGTGAAGATTGTAGCAAGGCCTACTATTGAAAAGTAGGCCGCGGTAGTCGAAATTACCAATGAGGTAACAAGAGCTATACGATGAATCATACGGTAACAATCGCCTCTACTTTAGCTTTAAACATTTCAATTTTTCTTTTGCGCTCTGGCCAGTAAATATAAGGTTTGTCGTCGGCGTCTTTCAACAAATCGTTTAAAAGTGGTTGTAGCGTTTTGTAGAGAAGTTCGAGTCTGTCCTTATATTCCTCTGCGGCAGCAGCAGCCTCATTGATAGCAGCCCAAGCTTCATTCTGAATCTCCTTAATGATATCCTCGGCTTCTTTACGAGCACGTTCTTCGGTTTCTGCGTCACGAGCTGATAACTCATCTTCTGATATTGGTATGAACCCAAAATCGAATTCAACGTCTACATCAATTATACGTGACATAACAATACTCCAAAATATTTTGTATTTATTTTAGTGTTTTATAAATAATACTAAAAGCGCAACAAGGAAAAAGAATATGGTAAATAAAAATAATCAAAGACCGTTGGCCACTCTCCAAGCTAAATGTGGTATCACTATTGATGGCGAATGGGGCCCGGGTACATATAGAGCAGCAAGAGATTACTTCAAGCTATCAGATAATCAGGCTGCACACTTTTTTGGTCAGTGTGCTCATGAGTCTGGTAACTTTACTGTGTTCACGGAGAATCTTAACTATTCAGCTGATGGTCTAACCAAGATCTTCAAGAAGTACTTCCCAACTCTAGCAGTTGCGCAAGGATATGCTCGTAAACCAGAGAAGATTGCTAATAAGGTTTATGCAAACCGTATGGGTAACGGTCCCGAAGCATCTGGCGATGGTTGGAAGTTTCGAGGACGTGGACCAATTCAGCTAACTGGTAAATCAAACTATACCGCATTCTCTCAAGATATTGATCGTGATGATGTTCTGACTGATCCAGATATTGTTGCTACTGAACTTGCATTCGAATCAGCTCTTTGGTTCTTTCGCAAGAACGGCCTGTTAGCAATAGCTGATAGGGGTGTCTCGACAGCTATAATCACTCAAATTACAAAGCGTGTGAATGGTGGTACTCACGGACTCAATGATCGTATTGCCAAAACAACTAAATTCGCAGGCTGGAATTAAAATAGGTGAAGGGGGCCCACGAGCCCCCTTCTTTTTATAGTGTTAGTAGTGCATACAATAAAAATACGCATAAACCAACAATGACACTAGCAGCAATTCGCGAAACATTTACTATATATTGAGACTTAAACATCTTGATCTTCTGTAGTCAAATGTGTAGCAGATGTTTCCTTATCGTCTTGAATGTCGACTTTCTTTGGCTTCTTGTGCTCTGGAATAAGAGCTTCTAGAACAATTTTAAGAATGCCGTTCAAAAGAGATGCACCACGAATCTCTACATTATCCGAAAGAGTGAAAGTGCGTGTGAAAGGACGCATAGCAAGTCCTTGGTAAATCACATGCGGCCAGGTCCACTCGCCTTTTGAGTCCTGCTCTGCAGGTTCGCCGGCGCATCCCCGAGTGTTGCCCTTGATAATCAGCTTATCGTCCACAATGTTAATCTCGAGATCTTGCTTAGCAAAGCCAGCAACGGCGAGCTCGATTGTGTACTTGTTTTCGTCAATCTTTTTGAGATTGTACGGAGGATACTTCGTAGCGAGATCTGTAGTTTGATCCGCAACCTGGGCCATCTTTTCTACGACCTTATCGAATCCAACAAAAAAGCGATCGAAGTCCTTAAAAGAATGAGTATGATTCCACATATTATATGCTCCTATTAAGCGAGTGTAAAGATTGTCACCCATTAGGCGTGACAGTTTTATTTATAAGGTAAAGCTGAACTTCAGCTTCTTTAAACATCTCTTTTGTAATATCCCAGTTAAGATGAGGACGATCTTCATCTGGATTATAGGATACTACCTTTTTGATTCCCTTCTGAATGATAGACTTTGCACATTCATTACAAGGAAGCAAAGGACTGTAGAGAGTACAGCCCTCAACAGAAAGTGGTGCATTATCAAGAGCATTACGCTCGGCATGAGCCACAAAGAGATACTTGGTTTCTTTATTCATGTATCTCTTATCAAGATCCTTGACTCCACGCGGAAATCCATTAAAGCCAAGGGACACCACACGATTCTGACTGTCTACGATTACACAACCAACCTGTGTCAATGGATCCTTGGACCACGTTGCAACGTGTTCGGCTAAATACATAAATCGTTCAGACCATTTGCTCACTTCTTGTTTGCTTTCAGAATACGTTCACGTAGACCAGATGAACTATAATTGTGCTTACGACTGCAGTAGTGAATAGGGATATTCAAATCGTAACCTGTGATATCAGTACGACCATAGTAGTCTGCACCAAGGAAACGAACATCCCAATCATAGCCAGCAAGAAGGTTGTAAAGATCCGCTTCTGTATCGTACGGAATTACCTGATCTACATACTTACACGACTCGACCTGCACAAAACGTTCGAACAAACCCTGAACAGGCTTGTTCTTCTCTGGTCGATTAATCGTAGGATCTGACTGAAGAGCTACTACGAGTCGATCACATTCCTTCTTAGCTTCACACAGCATTAGCACATGACCTGCATGAAACAGATCAAAACAACTTGCAACAATACCTACACGCTCAGTCATACTCTACTCCTGAATCCTTCTTGCGGCCCATAAAGTGATCGTCAGATACGCAGACAACCTGTACGATTATTTCATTCTTTAAATTTTTCGGGGCGCGCACGAGGTCCATTGCCGTGTAACACGTTGCTTTGTCTTTGTAAGCGATCTCGCGCTTACTAATAAACTCACCGTCTGGTGTGAGGAAGAATGCGATGAGCCAAAACTTCATTGCTTGGCTTCCAGCTTTAGAAGCCAATAACCCATTATTTCAGCTCCACAAGATGAGTCGGAGCAACACAGAAGTTACCACCGTCGGTAAGAACCTTAACCATTCCAGCCTTGAGACATGCAGCATTTTGTGCCGTATCCGCGCTCATCGATATGATCAGTATGTAAATAAATGCCAGACCAGCAACAAACAAAAAGCCACCAAAGCTAAACACATTATTTGCAACAGTCTTCACAACGTCCATAACAGTATCCTTCATAACAAAATTCCTTTTCAATTAACGATTAAGCCACTTTGCATAAAGACCGACTTCACGGCCGAATGCCTCAATCTCCCAAGGAGCATCGTAGTAGCGATCTTCTTTGCCTTTTGGCTTCCAAATCTCACCCATCCACTTACTGTACATCTTCAGTCCGCCACGCGTGGCAACCATGATACCAGACTGGAGTTCATTCTTGGCGTGCTGCTTTACGTGTACCATCTCGTGACCAAGTATCTTCACCATCTCGTCAAGGTCTTGCAACTTGAGGCCGATGGTGAAGAAACGAGGATTACGAGTGCCGTCTTCGTTGACACATTCGCCCTGCACGTCAAGGTTCTTATTAACTTCAATATCAACGATCAGGTTGCGAACCATCCGCGGATCCATCAGCTGATGTGCAAAGAACTCTGCGGCTTCCTTGAGGATCGCTTTTTCTTTGCGCTTGCCGAGCATACCCGTGATAGTGATCTGCATGTTTTTGTCCTTAGATAGAGTTCATGAAGAGCTTATCGAATATCTTGTTCCACAAAGCCTTGAATGCAGGGTTTTGAGCACGATCGCGCGCTTCCAATACACTTTTACAACGAAGATAGGTAACATTGTCAAACTTCATACAATTACTCCCATAATCAAAACAATAACAACAAAGGCGTTCACAACAAATAGTGCCTTATCCTTTAAGGCAATTGCAGTGAATCCCCAGAGACCTGCACCGGTAATAGAGAACAGAAGATCTGCTGCGTGAAACTCGAAGGCGCGACAACTAGCTGCAGCAATGACACAGAATGTGCCGATCCATTTTAAAATCTCAATCACCTGGGACATCTTACAACCGAGTGAAACCAAACACATCATATTGTTTCCTTCTTGGATTATGATTCATCTTACAATGTTTTCAATATATTGTACATAAAAAAATGCACCTAAAACGAGTTCAGGCGCATTTTTATTTTGAAGAGAAATAATAACTTAAAAAATAAAGCGGAATGGGAGGATTTGGTTGTACCTCCAAGACCCAGCCAATTACCTATCGTAATTCTCGGTCAACGATCCGTTTGCCGGTTGAGCGGGAGACCAATCCCCGAATCTACTTTAGGTCCACTGGCGGGGACCTTATTCAGTCACATTCCTTACGCCACCCGTCGGCAGCGATATCTAAATTGCCCTGTGGGATCCACCCCCCACGTACCAGCCTCATGGCCGGATCTTAGTCTAAATGCACGTCTGTCGTGTCCCAGATCAAGGGCAAAACTCTATAGAGTGTAATGGCTACTGAGGTGTTGCCACGCTACTGGCAATAATTTCGCTCTTTACGTTCCTATCTTCTCCCAATCGCTTGGTCACCACAGGAACTTCCATTACACTCAAACTGTCCGTTTTGTTTTCAACGCATGCCAGCGAACTGAATCGCTTTTATAACGTTGGTTCAGCAGACGGTACTGCTTATTCGAAACTCTAGCATAACTTGGGCTTCTTACCCCATCATCTACCGAGCGCCTGCTAGTTCTCGGGCTTAGTTACTCGCCTTGCATCGTATGCATCCTTTGCAAGGTTATTTTACTTTGTTACTCTACCCTTATACCAACCTTCTGGTACAATGTCAACCGATTTTATCTTTTTGTTTTCTGTTCCATTAGTAATCCACATCGTACCAAACTGAGAATTATCTGAACCGATATTCTTAGATTTTCTCATCTTTTGTTTGGTTTGTTCAGTATGAGACTTGCCAGTAAAATTACCAGGATTGCTTTCATAATATTTAATCAAAGCATTTGATGTTTGCTTGCTTATCCAAACACGATATTCATCGGATTCGGAAAGTTTGCGTAACCTGGTTTCTCTACCTATTGCAAGGTTTTCTAAACCATGGCCCGATTGACCGTTTGTTCCATAAACATTCAAACCACTGCGATTAATATGACTAAAACCACCTTGCCCACCAACACATAAGTTGTATGTGTCTTCTCGTAAACAAAACTCTTCAGTTACCAATTCTTTCTCTTTAGCATTCATCTCTTCTTCGGTATCGAAGACATGAAGAATTTCTTTGACAAAGTTTTCCAAACCGTGTTTCACCTGGGCTCTACGGAGTATCTTACCGGATCCCATATATCCATCGTTTAAATCATTCGTTTGATGTTTACCAATGTAGATTTTTCCATCTATTTTATTCGTAATTTTATATACTGTGTATTTCATGTTTATAGTCCGAGGAATTATATCAGGTCTTATTATGCCTATTTATAATTCCTCGGACTCTATGCTCCCTGAGTAGGATTCGAACCTACAACCGCCCGGTTAACAGCCGGGTGCTCTACCATTGAGCTATCAAGGAATGAAACTCTTTATATTGTTAGTCTACACTATATATGAATTAATGTATACTAATTTTTTTCAGTTCGGCGCGAATTTCTTTGTAATACCGATCAAGCACTTCGCGAACCTGTTGCTTCTGACTCGGAGTCACGAACTGCAGTTCAAAATACATATTGCCATTCATCGACGCTTCACCAGCCGCGATGTCCGCATCTTCAAGATAGTCACTGGTGTGTAGTTGCGATTTAAGTGTCATAACAAACTCCTGTTAAAATGGAGCCCTCGGCAGGATTCGAGCCTGCAACCTTTCGCTTCGTAGGCGAGTGCTCTCTCCAGTTGAGCTACGAGGGCATTAATATATTAGCAATATGGAACTCACTAGTATCATTCATAACAAACTCTTAAACTGGTACCGGATGACGGGATTGAACCGCCGACCGGTATAATATGGTAGGTCCTGACGGGCTCGAACCGCCGACTTCATCCGTGTAAAGGATGCACTCTACCAACTGAGTTAAGGACCCGTGATCTATAAATTCTGCTGTTCCGGCATTAACTAAATATCTCTCTGAACACGTCTGCGCCAATGGCCTTTCGTGTTCTCATCAAGCATATTCCATGGATACTGAAGGCCACGTTCTCTTGTGAATGCGTAGTAGCACTTTTCAGCCTGCGCTTCAATTTCTTCTTCAGTCATATACATCTCCTAAAATGGTGCGAGTAGAGGGAGTCGAACCCCCACGGTTGCCCGCTGCATTCTAAGTGCAGTGCGTCTACCAGTTTCGCCATACTCGCATGGTGCCTTCGGAGGGAGTCGAACCCCCGACACGTGGATCTTCAATCCACTGCTCTACCAACTGAGCTACAAAGGCAAATAGCGACCACCTGCAGTGTGCCTTGATTGATTACGTCCGGACGCTCAATCTTCCCCTGCGGGTTCAGCAGAGGTGGTCTATATTGGTGGAACCTATCGGACTCGAACCGATCACCTCCTGCGTGCAAAGCAGGCGCTCTCCCAGATGAGCTAAGGCCCCAATTCTTGGTGCCGCAGGATGGAATCGAACCACCGACAAGTGGCTTATGAGACCACCGCTCTACCGCTGAGCTACCGCGACAAATTCTGGTGCGGACGGAGAGAATCGAACTCTCGACTACTGGGTGGAAGCCAGTCACGTTACCCCTACGCTACGCCCGCGTTAATTCTGGTGCCGGTTGTGGGATTCGAACTCACGACCTACCGCTTACAAGGCGGTTGCTCTACCACTGAGCTAAACCGGCAAAAATGGTCGGGAAGACAGGGATCGAACCTGCGACCTCGCGGTCCCAAACCGCGCGCTCTACCACCTGAGCTACTTCCCGTTATTGGCCTACTATATATACAACTTGGATGCCCCTTCAGGGCTCGAACCTGAACTTTTCGGAATCAAAATCCGACGTGTTGCCAATTACACCAAGGGGCAATATAGATGGTGGGTGACCAGGGAATCGAACCCCGTATGTCTTTCGACGCCAGATTTACAGTCTGGTGTAGTCGCCAATGCTACTCGTCACCCGAAATTGGTGGACCCCGTGGGGCTCGAACCCACGACCTACAGGTTAAAAGCCCGTTGCTCTACCTACTGAGCTAGAGGTCCGAAATGGTAGACCATGTAGGATTCGAACCTACGACCTAGGGATTAAGAGTCCCGCGCTCTACCAACTGAGCTAATGGTCCATTAAACTTTAAACGTATCGACGATCGTCTTAGCACCCGCACCGAGTACTCGACGCTGAACATAATAACCATCGAACGGATCGAACGAACGATCACGAGTGTAGATGTTACGAGCAGTGATTGCTTCTTCCTCAGAAGCATACACCCCGAGCAGCGACTCACCTTCGTAGTCGATCTCACCCATCAAAACAAAAACTTCCATGACAAAATTCCTTTAGTAATTCGCAGAGAGAACTTCAAGGTTCAACCAGTCCCAATCGGGGCGGCTCTTGCGAAACTTGGCCTAAGCCTCAGAGACGCTATCAGCATAAACGCGATAGTAACTCGAAAGCTTCTGTCCGCGAGCGTTAGCGATGTAAAGGTCGTATCCGTTCATGACAATCTCCATTCGGTATATTCTTAACCTACACTGAAGTGGATAATTTGTACACTAAAAAAATGCACGGAAGGAAAAATAATTTGGTAGGCATGGCGGGACTCGAACCCGCAAGGTTTCCCGACGAATTTTAAGTCCGTTGCGTTTACCGATTTCGCCACATGCCCATGGGGTGACCGACGGGGCTCGAACCCGCGACATTCAGTACCACAAACTGACGCTCTACCAACTGAGCTACGGCCAACATAAACTGGCGGAACGTCTGGGAGTCGAACCCAGTCAACCCGAAGGTTGTACACCTTAGCAGGGTGCTGCATTACCGTCCTGCCCACGTTCCTAAAACTGGTGACCCCACCGGGTGTCGATCCCGGTTCTCAGCTGTGAAAGA